TCAGCACAGGACCGCCGCGATGGTGTTCATGTGGGAGTTCTTGATGGACCCGGGCATCACCTTGCAGCCCGTTGCCTTTTCGATCGCCAGCATATTGCGACCCCAGACGCTCGCATCGAGCGAGGTCAGGCTGTACCTGGACGGATCGTTTGGAAGGGCTTGATAGGTGGAGGCGCTCAGCTTTCGCACCACGAATTCTTCCCCCGAGATCGTGGCCTTCTGCGCGTCAGGGTAGTACTGGTCCATCCGCGTGCAGGACGCCAAGACACCGGCAAAGAGAATGAGCTGTATCGGTTTGATCATAGCACGCACGCTCCTCGTTACTCTCTGTTCGTGTGCCCCCACCACATCACGCGGCCGATAATCGAGACAGACCCGATCTGCCTGAACTCCGGGCCGAACACTGGGTTGTCCGATAACAAAGCCAGCGTCCCGCCTGGCACAAGCTCAATCCGTTTCACCCGCGCGAGCCCGTCATCGAGTATCGCGAAGATCGGTGCCGGTCGCGTGTCCTTGGGACCGCGTGGGCCCCGAGGAGCCTCAGCCCTGGAGCGATCTATCAGAAGCATGTCGCCGTCGTGGATGGTTGGAGCCATGCTATCTCCCGCTGCGCGCGCGAGAACGGCCGAGGAAGCGGACACCCCTATGCGTTGAAGCCAAGAGCGTCTGAACGCGAGGTGGCCAACAAGATCCTCCGTATGATTTTCCGCGCCGCACCCGGCCGCCAGTTCCACGCGATGCACCGGGATCGGCGCAAAGTCAGTGCCGTCCAGATCCACGCGATGAACGGGAGCGGTGTCACGCGGCGCGCCTATGTAGAATTCAAGCCCCAGGGCGTTGCAGATCTCACGCGCTGTCTCGACCTTCGGGTCCGCACGACGAGCGTCGTTCCGAAGCACATTCCGGAACTTGTCATACGACACTCCCGACTTCGCCGCCATTGAAAATGGGTTTTCGCCCAGCTCGTCCAGCCGAGATTGAACGATCTCGTGAAAGGGGCGCTCGTCGGCGGTCATGTTGGGAAAATGCCCAAACTCGCAACAGTTGACAATGGGGAATATACCCAAGTATAAAATTGGGTAAATGACCAACAAGGCTACCCATGCAGGCAAACGATCTCCTCACGCTGGCCGAAGTGCTTAGCAGGCACCGCAACTGGAGCCTCTCGACCGTGGCGATCTACGCCTCGAACGACGGGAAGTTCTTCAAGCGTGTCGCCGAAGGCGGCGGCTGCACCCTTCGCACTGCGCAGCGGGTGGTGGGGTGGTTCTCAGAAAACTGGCCCGACGACCTCGAGTGGCCGGCGCACATCGCGCGGCCGAACGGGGCGGCTGCCCCGCCTCGCCCTGGGCGTGGCTCGGCCAGCCGGCACGGCCGGCGCGACAACTCCCGTAAACAGTGAAAGGACCCATCATGACCCGCCTGAACAAGTCCGACCTCGTCAGCACGGTGGCTGAGAAGGTTGGTGTTTCCCGGCTTGCCGTGCAGACCGTGCTCGACGAGGCCGTGGATCAGATCGCGAACGCGGTCCGCTGCGGCGACAGCATCACGCTGACCGGCTTCGGCAGCTTCAAACCGCGTCACCGCCCGGCGCGCACCGGGCGCAACCCGCGGACGGGTGAGGCCGTGGCGATCCCGGCCTCGACCTCGATCGGCTTCACCCCCTCGCGGCGCGGGGGCGTGTGATGTCGCTGAGCTGGCGCGACGTCTCGCGCATCTGTCTGCCCGGTTACTTCATCCGTCGAGCAGTCGAAGGGATAACAGATCCTCTGTGTCTGGTTGGGCCAAATATCGTCGTGCGACTGGAGCGGCTGCTCGAACGGCTCGACGATAAGGAGTCCCTGGCGTGGCATGAAGCTCTGCTGCGATCGACAGCGCTCTGGCTGACGCAATCGCCCAATGACGCGCGGCAAGCCACTCTCGAAGGAACTGCGGCCGCGCCGTCTTCTCGATCCATGCCCGATCCTTCGCGGGAGCATGGGAAAGGATCACCTCGATCCTCGGGGAGAGCGTGAGGATGAACCTCTCCAGGCCTTCGTCCCAGTTGATCTCCATCCAGCCCCGTACGATCTCGATCTGTTCTTCGGAGATCAGGTCGAGCAACTCGTCGGCGCGCGCCATCGCCTCGATTGCATATCGCTCCATGGAGCCCCTCCATCCGGCAGTCGGATTGCCGGACCGTACTGGACCTGGCGACTGTGCCCAACCGCGCCGCTCGTCGCAGCCCTTCAAGCACCTCTGGCGCGCTCTGGTGCGCCAGCTCACCCGGCTCGAGGACAGCCTGATCGGCGACGCCCTCGGGGTCCTTTTCCTGTTCGCCAGCCTCTGGGGCTTCCTGTGGCTCGCCCCTGTTGTCGAGGAGCTTCTCAAGTGAACAAGCTTGCCACCACCACCACGATCCGCCTCTTCCTGACCCAGGCATTGACGGCCCGCGCCGCTGCCCTTGAGACCAAATCCCTGGTCGAGTCCGACCAGCACTGGAGCCAGTTCGACGAGGCGGTCAACCGGCTGCTCGATGCACTCTCCGTCAGCGAGGAGGCCGGGATGCTTGGCCTGCTGGAGCGGTTCGAGCTGCTCGGGGTCAGCGCGGCCGCGTTCCCTGCCGTGGCGCCGGCTCAGGCCGAACCCGTCGGGGGTGCGCTCTGATGGGGTACCGCGTTGCCCAGCTTGCCCACGGCTTCGCGGTGAAGAACGCCGAGGCCGAGCGCGTGAGTCCGGTCTTTCCGGACAAGGAGGGTGCCCTCGACTGGCTGCTGACGGCGGCCGAGCGCCGGGCGCCACGGGAGCGGCCCTGTCTGGCCTGCCATCGCCCCTTCAAGTCGCAGGGCATTCACGACCGGCTCTGCCCGCATTGCGGGCTGGCCGCGAGCGTGGCGGACATGACCCCACACAGCCGGACGGCCGCGCCGCCCCGCCGCCCGAGGGACTGACATGAAAGAACCGAAGCTGCTTTCCACCGACCGCGTGCCGGTGGCCGAGATCGAGACGAAGGGGCGCCTGCGCCCCGTGAGCGAAGCCGGCGTCGAGAGCCTGCTCGCCTCGATCCGCGAGACGGGCGTGATGAAGGACGCCATCCACGTCCGCAAGAAGAAGGACGGGCTGCACCTGATCGCCGGGGGCCATCGCCTCGAGGCGGCGAAGCGCCTTGGCTGGACCGACATCGAGGCGAAGGTCTGGACGGAGGTGACCGACGACTGGGCGCGCCTGATGGAGATCGACGACAACCTGGCCGGCGCCGAGATGAACGCGCTCGATACGGCGGTCTTCCTCGCCGCCCGCAAGGCTGTCTATGAGCGCCTGCATCCCGAGACGAAGCAGCATGTCGCTGGTGCGGCGGCGCGGTGGAATGCAAGCGACATCGTGTCGTTTGCATCGGCGACGGCCGAGAAGTTCGGCGTGTCACAGCGGCATGTCGAACGGATGGTTGCTGCTGGCCGCACCCTCGGGCCGGATCAGGTGCGCGCGCTGCGGCAAGCGCCGCGGCCGGTGTCGCTGAAGGATCTGACGGAGATCGCGAAGATCACCCAGGCCACCGATCGGTATGCGGTGGTGGAACGCCTGTCCTCGGGCCGCGCAAAGTCCGCGGCCGAGGCGATGCGCAGCCTGCGGCAGGGGGCGGGTGATGAGGGCGCCGTTAAATCCCCTGTTGATGAGGCCTTTGCAGCCCTCCTGAAGGCATGGAAGCGGGCGCCGGCCCCGGCGCGGCGGCGCTTTGCCACCGAGCGGTATTCGGATCTCGCCGCCCTGCTGGCCGAGATTGACGGCGAGGGCGATGACGTAGAGCGGAGGGAGCGGTGACAATCTCTCCGGACAAGGTGTGGTGGACGGCGACCGAGATTGCAGTTGCCAGACTGCCCGATCTGCCTACCAGCCAGAAGGGCGTCGATCTTCTGGCGAAGCGCCTTGGCTGGCGCGCGCAACCGAGCCTTGCTCGTCGGCGTGCCGGTCGCGGCGGTGGCTGGGAGTACAGCTGGCAGCTGTTCCCGCTGACCGCGCAGCGCCAGCTGCTCACCCACGCCAAGCCGCCGGCCGCTGCGGTGCCTGCGGCGCATGTCGATCGGGATGAGGCGTGGAGCTGGTATGAGACCCTGCCGCAGGCGGTGAAGGACAAGGCCGCGGCGCGGCTCGCGATCATCCAGAAGGTCGAGGCTCTGGAGCCGATGGTCGGGCGCTATCTGGCCGTGGATCAGGTGGCCCGGATCTCGAAGGCGGGCGAGCGCACGATCTGGAACTGGCTGGGGCGGATCGAGGGCGTGCGCCCCGATGACCGGCTGCCCTATCTGGCGCCCCGCCACCGGGCCTCCCAGGCGCGGATCCGCACGAAGGACTGCGATCCGGAGTTCATGGACCTGCTCAAGTCCGACTTCCTGCGGCTCGCGGGGCCGAGCTTCGCCACGTGCTACCGCCGCCAGCTGCGGGTGGCGCAGGGCAGGGGGCTGGAGACGCTGCCGCTGAAGACGGCGCAGCGCCGGCTGAACGCCACCGTGAGCCGGGTGACGCAGGTCCTCTGCCGCGAGGGCATCGAGAAGGTGAAGCGGCTCTATCCGACGCAGCGGCGGGACAAGACGGCCCTGCATGCGCTGGAGGCGGTCAATGCCGACTTCCACAAGTTCGACGTTTTCGTGCGCTGGCCGGCCGAGGGAGGCCAGCCGTCGTTTGTGGGGCGCCCGCAGATGGTGGCGTTCCAGGACATCTTCTCGGGGCGCATCCTCGCCTGGCGTGTGGACCAGACCCCGAACTCGACGGCCGTGCTGCTCGCCGCCGGCGACATGATCGAGGACTGGGGCATTCCCGTGCATGTGCTTCTCGACAACGGGCGCGAGTTCGCGGCCAAGGTGGTGACCGGCGGCGCCGCGACCCGTTACCGTTTCAAGGTCAAGGAGGACGACGTTCCGGGCCTCTTCACGGCCCTCGGCTGCGAGATCCACTGGGCTACGCCCTACAGCGGCCAGTCGAAGCCGATCGAGCGCGCCTTCCGCGACATGTGCGATGCGATCGCCAAGGATCCGCGCTTCGACGGGGCCTGGACCGGCAACAAGCCCGAGGCCAAGCCGGAGGACTATGGCAGCCGTGCCGTGGATCTCGAAGACTTCCTGCGGGTGCTGGCCGAGGGGATCGAGGAGCACAACACCCGGCAGGGGCGGCGGTCGGAAGTGGCCTATGGCCGGAGCTTCGCGGACGTCTTCGACGAGAGCTACGCGAGCGCCCCGATCCGGAAGGCGACCGAGGCACAGCGCCGCCTGTGGTTGCTCGGCGCCGAAGGGCTGCGGCTCAACACCCGGACCGGCGAGATCGCCTTCCAGAACAACCGCTACTGGGCGGAGTGGATGCAGGACGTGGCGGGCGAGCGCGTGGTGGCCCGCTTCGATCCTGCCGACCTCTGGTCGGGCCTGCACCTCTACAGCCAGGACGGCGCCTATCTCGGCCATGCCCCGGCGACAGACCGCAGCGGCTTCTTCGATCTGGAGGAGGCCCGCATCACGGCCCGCGCCCGCCGCGCCTGGCTGAAGGCCGAGAAGGAGGCCGCCAGCGCCCACCGCCGCTACACCGCCGCCGAACTCGGCCGCCAGCTGGACGAGGTGAGCCCGATCGAGCCGCCGAAGCCCGAGGCGAAGGTGGTCCGCATGGTGAAGGCCAAGGCCAAGGGGCCTGCGCCGGCCACCGCGCAGCCCGCCGCCGCGCCGAAGGCCTCGGCCACCGTCACCCCCCTTCCGCTCCGGCCGCAGGTGCCGGCTGCGGAGGAAGCCCCCCGCGTGCGCTTCAAGCGCGCGCTCGACCTCGAACGCGCGCTCGAGCGTGGCGAGGAGATCACCCGCGATCAGCGCAAGTGGCTCGCGGGCTACCAGACCAGCTCGGAGTACCGCTCGGAGCTGATGCTGTGGCGCGTCCACGGCGACCAGATGTTCGGATGACCAGCCGGGCAACCGGCCAACAAACGTGAATGTGAGGACTGAGCATGGATGCTCTCTACGACAGCGTTGCGCCCCTGCGGAACGTTTCGGCGCTGATGACCCTCATCGACCGGGTCCAGAGGCGCGCTTTCGGTCTGCCGGGGATGGCGACCTACTACGGGCCCTCGGGCTTCGGAAAGTCCACGGCCGCGGTCTATGCCACCAACGCCTTCGGCGCCTGCCATATCGAGGTGCAGCCGCTCTGGCGGTCGAAGCAGCTGCTGGCGGGCATCGCCCATGAACTCGCCCTGAGGCCGGCCCGGACCGCCCCGGACATCTTCGAGCAGGTGGCGCGCGAGCTGTCGGTCCACCAACGCCCGCTGCTGGTGGACGAGGCCGACCGGCTGATCCGCGACGACATGGTCGAGGTGGTGCGCGGGCTTTACGAGGCGTCGAACGTGCCGGTGATCCTGATCGGCGAGGAGGAGCTGCCGACCAAGCTCATGAAATGGGAGCGGGTCCACGGGCGGATGCTCGACTGGGTGGGGGCGCAACCGGCCGAGATCTCGGACGTCAACCAGCTGGCGCCGATCTATGCCGCGGGCATCGAGATCCGCGACGAGCTGAAAGAGCGTCTGCTGGAGCAGTCGAGCGGCTCGATCCGCCGCGTCTCGACCAACCTCAGCCATGTCCGCGAAACGGCCGTCACGCAGGGCTGGACGAAGGTCGGCCTCGCGGAGTGGGGGGCGAGGCCCTTCTTCCGGGGCGAGGCCCCGCCGCCGCGGCGTGAACATGCGGTCGAGCGTTCGCGGCAGCAGGCCGCGGCTCGGACGGCCCGGAGGGCGTGATCATGCTGATGGGGGCACATCAGACCATGACGGCGAAGCGCCGTCCGGCCGTCGAGGCGAAGGCGTGGGCCTTCGCGCTGCGGGTCGAGGTGTTCGGCTATGCCGAGATCTCGGCCGAGATGACAATCAGCATGGAGGCGGCGCGCGACCTCGTGCGCGGATGGGAGGCCGAGGGGCGCATCCGCGTCCAGCGCGGCGGCAGCGGGGCCTCGCGGAAGATGTTCGAGCTGACGCCGGCCTACCGCCAGCCGAAGGACCGCTCCGGCCAGATCGGCCAGCAGATCTGGACCGCCATGCGCGGCCTGAAGACCTTCACGCCGCTGGATCTTGCCGCGCACTGCCGCGCGGACCTGCGGGTGGATCTGCGCGAGGCCAGCGCCTATTGCCAGGCGCTCCTCAGGGCGGGCTACCTGCGGGTGACCCGGACGGCCGTGCCGGGCCAGCGCGAGGCGACCTATCAGCTGGTCAGGAACACGGGGCCGCGCGCCCCGCGCGAGCGGCGTATCACCACTGTCTGGGATCCGAACGAGAGCGCCTTCGCCTACATTCCGGGCGTGGCGCCCCGGAAGGGTGGTGCGCAATGAGCGGCCCCCTCGACATCGCCCGCGAGGCATGGGGCGATGACATGCCCGACTGGATCGAGACGCTCGCGATCGAGTGCGGCAAGACCAGCCAGAACAAGGTGGCAGCCCGCCTGGAGCGCAGCGCCACCATGATCAGCCAGGCGCTGCGCCGGAAGTACCAGGGCGACCTCGAGGCGTTGGCCGAGCGGGTGCGCGGCGTCTTCGAGGACGCGGTGATCCGCTGCCCGGCTCTCGGGACCATGCCCGCCCATGTCTGCCAGGACTGGCGCGAGAAGACCCGCACCTTCCAGACCGGCAACCCGCTGCGCGTCCGCATGTACCGCGCCTGCAGCCTGTGCGCGCGCAACACGGCCCGCGAGAAGGAGGAGGGGCGATGATCACGGACCTTCCGATCCTTCCTGCCGGCCACCGCCTGCAGGCCGAGGCCATCCTTGCGGCCGTGATCTCGAAGACCGGCATCGGACGCGAGACCCTGCTGAGCCGGAGCGGGACCTACCATCAGGTGATCTGGCCGCGGCACGAACTCACATGGCTTCTGCACGAATATGCGGGCCTCAGCCGCAATGCGATCGGGCGGCTGATGGATGGCCGGGACCCGACCACCATCCGGAACTCCCTGCGCAAGGTGACCCAGCGGGCCTCCGAGTGCCCGGAATACCGGGCGCACCTGGTGGAACTGGCGCAGGCCGCGATCGCGGGCCCGGCGTCCTCTGCGGGGGCAGGGGGCGAGGACCTGCCGATCACCCTGATCCGTGGCGTTCTCGCCAGCCCGACGCTGTCGGATGCCGACGCACGCGCCGCGGCCACCGCCATCATGGAGCGCTTCTATGGCTGATCATCCTTTGCCTGACGACGTCGCGGCCGAGCCTGGCCGCTTCAGCCGCCCCGAGGTGGAGCGCGCGCTGCGCGTCATCCGGGCGGAGCGGGATCTCTTTCAGGCGCTCCTCTGGCAGGTGACCCGCTCCACTCCGCGGGCCGCCACCCACCCTGTAACTGCTCGTTAAAGGACCCTTCAATGACCGAGATGATGTCCCGTTTCACGCCCGCGCCGCTGCCTGCCGGAACCGTCGAGATCGAGGGAAAGACCTACATGCGCGACGCCACCGGCGGCCTGCGCCCGAAGGAGCTGGTGAAGGCGTCCGACCAGCTGATCGACGAGACGGTGCGCCGGATCATGGGCTTCGCCGTCGCGCTTTCCGACCAGGTCGCCCGGTTCAAGGGCCACACCTTCGACGACATCGGCGCGCTGACCGCGCTCCTCGACCAGGAATACGGCGTCAAGGTCGGCGGCAAGAAGGGCAACATGACCCTGACCAGCTTCGACGGCCTGATGCGCGTCGAGATCCGCGAGCAGGATTGCCTCGACTTCGGCCCCGAGCTGCAGCAGGCGAAGTCCCTGATCGACGAGTGCCTGACCGAATGGGCCGCCGACAGCCGACCCGAGATCCGCGACATCGTCACTCGCGCCTTCAACACCGACCGGCCGGGGCAGGTGAACCGTTCCGAGATCTTCATGCTGCTGCGCCTCGACATCGCGGACGAGCGCTGGCAGGCCGCCATGCGCGCGATCCGTGATGCCATCCGGGTGGTTGGCTCGAAGACCTATGTGCGCTGCCAGATGCGCTCGGCCTTCGATGGCGCCTGGGAGACTGTCACCATCGATCTCGCCAAGGCGTGAGGCGGCCATGCTGGGCTTCATCGCGCTGATCTTCTCGGCGGCGACGACGATGATCGTCTCGACGCTGCTGTTCGTCACCGCCGGCAAGGCGGTCGAGGCGGACGATCACTCGGAGGTCCGCCAGACCATGCGTCTGGCGGGCGCCGTGCTCGCGCTGCAGGCGGTCCTGTGGATCGCCGCCGGTTCCCAGCTCTGGAGGGGGTGAGCCATGATATACCTCGCCGACGACAGCAAGCTGATCCTGAAGTCCTATTCCGCTACCACGAAGGGACCGAGGTCGACGATCCGTATCGAGATCGAGACGGAAGATACCTATGAACTTGGCTTCCTGCTCCGCGAGCTTCGCCAGGTGCAGGATCAACAGCGAAGCAAGTGCCAAGCCGTGAAGGCCGCCAAAGGCCGTCGCCTGCTCGCGCTCCCGAAACCGGAGGGCCGGCCGTGACGCGCACGCTCCAGAAGCTGATCCACGTCGGCTGCCGTGAGCTGGGGATCGATGCGGAGACGCGCCGCGATCTGCAGCTGGTGGCGACGGGCAAGGCCAGCATGTCGGACATGACCGAGGCTGAGCTGCAGAAGGTGGTCGAGGCACTGAAGACTCGGGGTTTCCATCCCGAACGCTCGGGCGGCTTCGGCCGGCCCGCCTCGCCGCGGGCCGACATCCGCTTCATCCACGTCCTCTGGCGCCAGCTGGCGCTGGCGGGCGCGCTGAAGGTGACTGGGCGGAAGGGCCTGAACGCCTTCATCCGGGCGCGGTTCGAGAAGAAGTGGGGGGCGGTGCCGGTCGACGTCGATGCGCTGCGTGACCCGGCCCAGATCAATGATGTCACCCGCGCCCTGAAGGACTGGTGCGCCCGTGTCGGGGTGAAGCTGACATGAGCCGGACGCCGCCGCACATCACGGATCATGCCCTGATCCGCTATCTGGAGCGGGTCGTGGGGCTCGATCTCAGTGCACACCGCCGCGCGATTGCCGATCGGGTGGCCAATGCGGTTGCCCTGGGCGCGTCGGCCGTGGTCAGCGATGGCTTCAAGTACATGCTGACCGACTCTGCCGTCACCACGGTCAGACGGGCGCATTCGGAGCGTCGTCTGCCGGTCTGGCAGGAGGGGCGCTGCCCGGACTGCCGTCGCCGCCCGGGCGAACGGCATGCGCCGACCTGTTCCTCCTGCGGTGACGTGTCATGAGCTGGCCCTTTCAGGCCCTCACCCCCATGAAGTACGGCGCGATCCTCGCCGATCCGCCGTGGCAGTACCGCATGTGGTCCGAGGCCGGGCATGCGAAGAGCCCCGAGGCGCATTACGCCACCGCAGGCGAGGACTGGATCGCCAGTCTGCCCGTCTCGCACCTCGCAGGGCCCGACTGCCTGCTCTTTCTCTGGACCACCTGGCCGCACCTGCCGCAGGCGATGCGCGTCATGAAGGCCTGGGGCTTCCGCTATGTGACCGGGGGCAGCTGGAACAAGCGCACCGCGGGCGGCAAGACCGCCTTCGGCACGGGCTACATCCTGCGCTCGGCCTCCGAGCCCTATCTCGTGGGCAAGATCGGCGCGCCGCAGATCGCCTCGCGGTCCTGCCGGAACCTGATCGACGCCGAGGAGATCCCCGACACGATCGAAGCGATCCGCCGCGAGCATTCCCGCAAGCCAATCCAGATGCGCCAGATGATCGAGACGCTGCTGCCGCGCGCCTATGCCTGCGAGCTCTTCGCCCGCGAGCCGTGGCCCGGGCAGGATGTCTGGGGCAACGAGACGGAACGTTTCGCGGCGGGGGAGGCCCCGGCCGCATGACGCACCTGCCGCCTCCGCCCCAGCATGTCGAACCGTTCGTCCGCGTCCTCGGTCCCGAGGGCGCGGTCGAGTTCCTGCTGGCCTTCGGAGGCGGCGAGATCTACCTCGCGGCCACGCCCAAGGGCCGCTCGCGCCTCGTGGAGATGGTGGGGGTCGAGAAGGCCGCGGCGCTGGCGGACGCGGTGGGCCAGATGAAGCTGCGGGTGCCGACCGCCAAGCCCTGGATCGCCCGCTGCCTGCGGGCGCAAGGGCTGGCGATCGCCGAGATCGCCCGCCGGCTGCATGCGACCGACGTGTCGGTCAGGCGCTGGCTGAAGGAGAGCGGGCACGTTGCGGTGAAGGACCCGCGGCAGATGCGGCTCTTCTGACTGATCCCTGGAATTTCGGGCGGTCAGCCATCCGTCTCTGGATCATAGGCTCTGGCGCGGATGATTGTGGCATCGATCACCTCATCGCGACGCTTGCGACCGTTGATCTGCAAGAACACCGGGATTTTCTTCCACTCGGCTTCGCGGATCACGTCTCTATCTTCGAGCGTGGTCATCACCTCCGCTACGTCAGACACCAGCTTCGTGCCATCACTGCCGCGAAGGTGAACGCGAAATCCCGTGGCAACCTCGGTATCGACGCGAAGGATCGTGTAGACCCCATCAAGGCGCACGTCCTCGGAATCGACGCGCGTCTTTGTTGTAATTATCCTGCTTGCCGCTGAAGAAATCGGCACATCGTTTACCTCTGCGTCGACCTTCGACATGTGCCTTACCAAAGCCTCGCGTCCCTCCCTGGCCTCCTCCTGGATCTCCGAAATGACGGGCAGCTCGGTTGCCGCTTCCTGCATCACCCTCATCCGCTCAGGATCGTGAGTGGCGACCGCAACAACCGCGTTCAGAGCCGCGACGCGCTCCTTGCTTTGATCAGTCTCCCGCTTGGCCGAGATCTCGGCCAGCTTCACATCTCTCATGCCGTTGAGCCAGTCGCGGAAGACCGACTGGCCCGCGTAAACCAAGGCGACCGACACGACGATCATCACGATGTGTTCTGGGCCCATCTTTTCAACCATGGCCTTCCCGATCTCGGTGAGGATGCTGTTTAGATCGACAGACTGATCCGAACTGCCGCCCCTGACTCTAACCACAAGCTCGAGTCTTCGCTTTTCGTCCTCTGTGAGCCTTCGTCCGCTGCGTGCGCCGGTTCGCGTGATGCCATAGGCGCGGAAAATCGATCGTTGAAGCTCAACCCACCCCTCCATCATGTAGGGCGTGAGCGACGCATCGTATGTGGCGGAGGGAATGTAGACCTTGACGCGGGCCCATTCGCCAAACCGAACGGCGCCCACATCAGAAATCTCTATTTCGCCCTTCCTCAGCGCGTCGAGGAGGGCCCAGGCATCCTCCTCTGTCCGCAGGTCAAATGCCTGACCCTCATCAATCGCAACCAAACCGAATCTCCCAAACCTGCGTCGGGAGGGTAAGTTCAACATTTGTGGCAGAGCAATCTTCGTCCAAGGGGGCCGACAGGGGCAACATGCCGCGGTAGACCCCGCACACCCTTGCGGATGTTTCGATCCTCGCGCGCGCGCGAAAGTGGCCTCGATCGGGGCCGGCCAAGGCCCCTGCGAGGGGCCTTATGCGTATCGAGAACCACCGTCTTTCCGGCGTCGCCTTCCAGCAGGCGAAGAACATTGGCCGCGAGATCGTTCCGGAGATCGTGATCCTCCACGACACCGCGAGCCGGATCACCAAGGGCTCGGCCGCGACCTACCTTGCCAGCGCGCCGAACGGTGTCTCGGTCCACTTCGTCGTCGAGATCGACGGCACGGTCGTCCAGCAGGTCCCCACCAACCGCCGCGCGGGGCACGCCGGCAAGTCGAGCTTCCACGGGCGAACCGGCTGCAACGACTTCTCGATCGGCATCGAGATCGTGAACCCCGGCCGCATGACGCGCCTCTCGGATGCCCAGTGCGCTGCCTGGTACGGCGAAACCTTCGCCACCAACCTGTTCGGCATCCGGGAGGTCGAGACGCCCCAGCATGGCCGCGGCCTCTGGATGCCCTATCCCGAGGCGCAGATGACGGCGGTTCTGGATCTGCTGCGGTCGCTGTTCGACGGCATCCCGACACTGCGCGACATCACCACCCACTGGTATGTCTCCCCGGGGCGGAAGGTCGACACGAACCCGCTGTTCCCGCTCGAGCACGTCCGCGCCCGCATCCTCGGCCGCGACGATCCTGCTGACGCCGAGGCCGAGGCCTTCTCGGAAGCCGTGAAGCCGACCGCCCGCGATCCCAGGATGGTGGTCGTGGATACCAGTGGCGACAGCCTGAACCTGCGCCGCTGGCCCTCCTTCAACCCGAACGTCCTGGCCCGCATCCCCGACGGCACGCCGGTGCCGGTGCTGCGCCGCGGGACCTTCGACGGCCGCGAATGGCTGCAGGTGGCCTACGGCGGCCACGAGGGCTGGATCGTCGCCGCCTACACCGCCCATTTCCTGCCCGCCTGAACGGAGCCTCACATGCGACTGCCCACCGCCCCAATCATCGCTGCGACCGTGACCAGTGCCGCGCTGCCCGCGCTGCCGATCTGGCAGGCGCGGAGCTTCTACGCCCAGATCCTGCTGATCGTCTCGGTCGCCCTGAACGCCTTCGGCATCGACCTCTTCCGCACGCTCGGCGAGATCGGCTGGGGCAGCACCCCCGAAGAGGTGATCGCCACCGGCGACCGTGCCGTTGCCGCGTGGCAGCAGATCGCGCCGCTGGTCTTCGGTCTCTGGGCGTGGATCGAGCGCCGTGCGCCGAACTTCCGGCTGGTCTGGTGGGGCACCCGGGTGCGAACCAACACGGCCCCTGCGGTGATCATCGCGCTCCTCTTCGCGGGCCTCGTCCCGGCGACCGTGCCCCCCGATGCCCCGGGTGCGCCCCTCATGATGATCCGGGGGCTCGCGTGACCAGCTCGTCCGACCTTGGGCCGCTCCTTGCGCTGGTCCTGACCGCCCTGTCGATCCTGAACATCCTCTACACCTGGTGGCGGACGCGGGACCAGAACGTGGAAAGCCGGTTCAAGGCCGGAAGCGAGCGGATGGACCGGCTCGACTCGCGCCTCGCCAGCGTCGAGCAGACGCTCCGCGCCCAGCCCACGAAGGAGGACATGCACGCCCTGCACCTCGCGATGCGGGACATGCAGGGCGAGTTCAAGGCCATGTCCGCCACGATGGAGGGCAACAACAAGATCATGTCGCGCCTCGAGGCGATCGTGGCGCGGCACGAGGACCACCTGCTTGGGGGAGCGCGATGAGCGACTATGCCGAAACCCTCCGCCGCCACCGCCGGCTGGCGATCCTGCGCTTTCTGGAGGAAAGCCCGACCTACACGTCGAACGCCTCGGTGCTGACCGACGTGCTGAACTCGAACGCGATCGGCATCGACACCTCGCGCGACCAGACCGCGACCGAGCTTGCCTGGCTGGCCGAGCAGGGCTTTGTGACGCTGGCCGGCTCGCGCGAGTTCTGGGTGCCGACCGCCACGGCCCGCGGCGTCGACATCGCGCTCGGCCGTGCGACGCACCCCGAGATCCAGCGCCCCGGCCCGAGGCGCTGACATGCCGCCGCCCCGCAAGATCGACCTCCTGCCCGTGGAACTGCGGGCCTGGCTCCAGGAGGAGCTGCGCGCCCGCGGCTTCGGCCAGTACGAGGAGTTGGCCGAAGCGCTGAACTTCCGCCTGGAGGAGGCGGGGCTCGACCTGCGGATCCGCAAGTCCGCGCTCCATGACTTCGGCTCCGAGTACAAGGAGTTCGTGAAGCTCCAGGAGCAGGCGTCGGACTGGGCGAAGGAATGGCTCGGCGACATGGGGATGGAGGACCAGGCGCAGCGCCAGAACGTCCTCTTCCAGATGCTGACCACGCTGGCCTTCAAGGTCATGCAGGCCGAGGTGACGAAGGAGGGCGTCGAGATCAGCCCGCAGAACCTGCACTTCCTCGCCCGCATGATGAAGGACGTCATGAGCTCGTCCGGCATCGTCCAGGCGATGCAGGAGAAGGAGAAGAAGGCGCAGGTGGCCAAGCTCGATGCTGCGGTCACCTCGGGCGATATCGATGCCGAGGCGGCCGAGAAGGCCCGCCGCATTCTGGGGTTCGCGTGATGTCCGAGAGCCTGAAGCGCAAGATTGCCGTCCTTCTGACGATGACGAAGCAGCGGGGATGCTCCGAGGCTGAGGCTATCGCTGCGGCCGAGAAGGCGGCTCAGTTGATGCGAGAGCATGGGTTGTCAGAGGCAGACGTCCTCTTCACGAAGTGCTCGGCGAAGTCGAAGACCCGCGGCGCAGGGACGCGTGATCGGTTGTGGGGATCGCTGGCGCTGAACACCAACACTGCGTTGATCTTTGAGGATGGCCTTGCCACCTTCGTGGGCGCTGGCCCAGGGCCGGAGGTCGCGGCCTATCTCTTCGCGGTCCTGAACCGCGCGATCGACAATGCGATCGCCGAATACAAGGCGACCCCGAACTACCGGCGCAGGAAAACTGCAGCGAGCCGCCGCGGCGCGGTGCAGGATTTCACGGCCGCCATGGTCATGCGGTTGCGGGAGAAGCTCTACACCCTGTTCATTGACGTCCGCTCGCCGGATCAGCGCGCGTCAGCCGTCACCGCCCGCAACGAGATGTTTCCGGATGGTCGGCCAGCCAAGGCACCGCCGTCTCCGAAGTTCCGGAACGGGGTTGCGCTGGCCATGGGCTCCGATGCGGGACAGCGCGTCGAGCTTTCGCACGGCCTCGGGAGGCAGGCGGAACGCCTGCAGCTGGGAGCATGAGCGCCCTCAACCCGATCTCGCCGGTCGTCCAGTTCCTGCCCTACCAGCGGGCGTGGATCGCCGACGACTCGCGCTTCAAGATCGGCATGTTCAGCCGCCAGACCGGCAAGACCTTCTCGACCTGCGGCGAGTGCGTCGACGATTGTTTCACCGCCTGGAAGGATGACCGGAAGACCCGGTGGGTGATCCTGTCCCGCGGCGAGCGGCAGGCGGCCGAGGCGATGACCGAGGTGATCAAGCCGTTCACGCGGGCGTTTTACGAGGTCTATAACACCCTCGTTAAAGGGGGCGAGCCGCGCTTCGAGGAGGGCGAGTTCCGCGCGCCCCAGGAGAAAGGGCCGGACGCCGTCTACAAGGCGCTGGAGGTGGCCTTCCCGAACGGCAGCCGCATCACGGCGCTGCCCGCGAACCCCGACACCGCCCGCGGCTTCTCGGCCAACGTGATCCTCGACGAGTTCGCCTTCCACGCGAAGAGCCGCGAGATCTGGGCCGCGCTCTTCCCGGTGATCTCGAAGGGCCGCCAGAAGCTGCGGGTGATCAGCACGCCGAACGGCAAGGGCAACAAGTTCTACGAGCTGATGACGGCCGAGGGCTCGGTCTGGTCGCGCCACGTCGTCGACATCTACGAGGCGGTGCGCCAGGGCCTCGACCGCGACGTGGACATGCTGCGGGCGGGCATGGCCGACGAGGACGCCTGGGCGCAGGAATACGAGCTGAAGTGGCTCGACGAGGCCAGCGCCTGGCTCGACTACGACCTGATCTCGTCCTGCGAGAGCGAGCTTGCCGGCAAGCCCGAGGGCTACCAGGGCGGGCCGTGCTTCGTCGGCGTCGACATCGCGGCGCGGAACGACCTCTTCGTGATCTGGGTGATGGAGCTGGTCGGCGACGTGCTCTGGACGCGCGAGATCATCGCCCGCCGCCGAATCTCGTTCGCCGAGCAGGACGCGCTGCTCGACGACGTGATGCGCCGCTACCGGGTGATCCGGGTCCAAATGGACCAGACCGGCATGGGCGAGAAGCCGGTCGAGGACGCCAAGCGCCGGCACGGCCAGCTCAGGGTCGAGGGCGTGCTGTTCTCGGCCGCGATCAAGCTCGGGCTCGCCGCCTCGCTGAAGGAGTCGATGCAGGACCGCAAGACCCGGATCCCGGCAGGCGATCCGGTGCTGCGCGCGGACCTGCACTCGATCAAGAGCCAGGTGGGGATCACCGGCGCCCGCCGCCTGATTGCCGACGGGGATTCGGACGGCCACGCCGACCGCTTCTGGGCCGGCGCGCTCGCCGTCAGCGCGGCCGAGACGGGGGTGCAGGAGTTCGGCTACCAGGGCGTCTCGCAGGCGGCGCCGGCCGAAGGCCCGGACGACGAGCCGGCCGCCTCGGGCCGCTGGTGGCGTCCGCCGCTCGGCGCCAGCCTCCGCGGGGGTCTCTGATGGGCCGCCGTCAGGATCTTGAGGCGGTCGTCCGCGCCTACGCCGCCGCCGCGGCGGCCAAGCGCCGGATGAACGCCTTCACGCCCACCCGCGCCCTGAGGGAGGCGGATCGCCGGCTCTGTGCCGGCTGGCGGTCCCTGGCCGCGCTGCGCCCGAGGATGCCGATCGAGGACGCGGCCCGGCTGCCACGGCACCTGATGGAAGCCTACGTCACGCTGACCGGTCTTCCCGGCGAGCTGGCCTCCATGATCGAGCATGGCGTGGCCGTGGAGATCGTCCTCGCCACGCCCGAGTTCGCGCTGCTCGCCGCCCTTGCCCCCGAAACCCCCGTTGCCGGAGCCTGACATGGCCAAGACACCCGTCCTTCTCGACCGCTGGGGCAAGCCCGTGAAGCGCGCGGTCCTGACAGAGGAGATCTCGGCCGCCACCCTGGGCAGCGTGCGCAGCCCGATCACCGGCTATCCGGCCGACGGGCTGAACCCGGTGCGGCTGGCCTCGATCCTGCGCGAGGCCGACGCGGGCGACCCGGTGCGCTATCTCGAACTGGCCGAGACGATCGAGGAGCGCGACCTGCACTACCTCGGGGTCCTTGGCACCCGGCGCCGATCGGTCAGCCAGCTCGACATCACGGTCGAGGCGGCCTCGGACGATCCGCGCGACGTGGAGATCGCCGACATGATCCGCGACTGGCTCACGCGCGACGAGCTGTCCGACGAGCTCTTCCACATGCTCGACTGCATCGGGAAGGGCTACAGCTTCACCGAGATCATCTGGGACACCTCCGAAGGCCAGTGGCGCCCGGCGCGTCTGGAGTGGCGGGACCCGCGCTGGTTCCGCTTCGACCGGGCCGCTCTGACCACGCCGCTGATGCTCGGCCCGCACGGCGAGGAGCTGGAACTGACGCCGTTCAAGTTCATCTTCGCCGAGGTGAAGGCCAAGTCGGGGATCGCGTTGCGGTCGGGTCTGGCGCGGGCCGCGGCCTGGGCGTGGATGTTCAAGGCGTTCACCCAGCGCGACTGGGCGATCTTCACCCAGACCTACGGCCAGCCGCTGCGCCTGGGCAGATACGGCCCCGGCGCGTCCGAAGACGACAAGGCCACGCTCTTCCGGGCGGTGGCCAACATCGCCGGCGATTGCGCGGCGATCATCCCCGAGTCAATGGCGATCGACTTCGTCGAGACGAAGTCCGTGGGCGCCACGGCCGATCTCTACAAGCAGCGGGCCGACTGGCTCGACCAGCAGATCTCGAAGGCGGTGCTGGGCCAGACCGCCACGACCGATGCCGTGACCGGGGGGCTGGGGTCCGGGAAGGAGCACCGGCAGGTGCAGGAGGACATCGAGCGCGCCGATGCGAAGGCGCTCTCGGGCATCCTGAACCGCGACCTGATCCGGCCCTGGGTGGATCTGGAATACGGGCCCCAGGCGCGCTATCCTCGGCTCAAGATCGCGCGGCCGGAGCCCGAGGATCTGAAGGCGATGGCCGAGGCGCTCGCAGCCCTCGTGCCGATCGGCCTCAGGGTCAGCCAGAAGAAGACCCGTGACCGTTTCGGCTTCGACGAACCCGAAAACGACGCCGATGTGATGGGAGGAACGCCCGCCGCCGCAGCCGTCGCGGCACCCCCGGGCGCGGATCGGCCGATTAAACGGTTTTCCGGCGTTTTTAAAGGGGGCGAGCCCCCGGCGCGACCCGAGACAGCCCTGCAGGCGGAAGCGGCTCCAGCGGCCCTCCCAGCGAGTGACGATCCGGCGGCGCTGCTGGCGGATCGGCTGGCGGCCGACGCGGCGCCGGCCATGGGCGCGATGATCGAGCGGGTCGAGACGATGCTGGCGGCCGCGGGTTCGCTGGCCGAGTTCCGCGAGATGCTGCTCGCGGGCTTTCCCGGGATCGACGCGGGCGACCTGGCCACCCTGATGGCGCAGGCGATGATGGCCGCTCATGCCGGGGGTCGTGCGGCGGCGGAGGATGCCGGTGCCTGATCTCGCGGCCATCTTCCGCCGGCCGTTTCCCGAGCAGGTCGCGGCATTCCGGCTCCGGCTCGGGAACCTCGTGCCGACCGCGCGCTGGGACGACATCCGCCGAGCCGAGCACGACCGGGCCTTCATGGTGGCGGGCGCCCTGAAGGCCGACCTGCTCACGGATCTCGCGGCGGCGGTCGACAAGGCCGTGAGCCAGGGCGGCACGCTCGAGGACTTCCGCCGCGACTTCCGCGCCATCGTCGAGCGGCGCGGCTGGCACGGCTGGACGGGGGAAGGTACCAAGGCGGGGGAAGCCTGGAGGACCCGCGTGATCTACCGCACCAACATGGCCGTCTCCTACGCCGCGGGCCGGATGGCGCAGATGGTGGAGGGCAACTTCAAGTACTGGGTCTACCGGCACGGCGGCTCGCGCGAGCCGCGGATCCAGCACCTCGCCTGGGACGGCCTCGCTCTGCCGCCCGACCATCCGTTCTGGCAGACCCATGCGCCCCCGAACGGCTGGGGCTGCAGCTGCTACATCGTGGGCGCCCGCACCGAGGCGGGCATCCGCCGCGTGGGGGGCGATCCGGCCAAGCGGTTGCCCGAGGGCTGGCAGGCGCTCGATGCGCGGACGGGGGCGCCTGCGGGCATCGACAAGGGCTGGGACTACGCGCCCGGCGCCAGCGCCGTGCAGGAGATGATCGCCATGGCGGCCGAGAAGTCGGTGGGCTGGCCCGCCGGCATCGCCAAGGCGCACATGGCCTCGCTGCCGCCGGGACAGGCGGAGGCCCTGGCTGAATCCTACCGGGCGCTGCCGTCGCTCGCGCAGGATCTGCGCCGCTGGGCCGAGCGGGTGCAGGGCGAGCGCAATGGCGCCCCGATCTCCGGCCCCGTCCAGATCGAGCCCCTCCGCACGCTGGGCCTTGTGACCCAGAGCGCCGGCCCCGACACGCGGTCCATCGGCGGGATGGACCTGACGGGCGTCGACTTTGCCGTCGCGGCCGAGGATCTGGCGCGGATGCTGGGCGGGGCAGGGGCTCCCTCGGCCGAGGAGATCGGCCAGCTTGCGGCCCTCCTCGACCAGGCGCGCGACGTGCGCGCGGTCAAGGGCTCGGCCGGGCTCTTCGACTGGATCATCCGGACGGATGCCGAGGAATGGATCGCGCGGTTCGAGCGCCGCGGCGAGAGCCTGTTTCTGGTCGATCTCCGCATCTCGGGGGCGGGCCGATGATCCGGGTCGAGCTCAAGCAGGATCAGGTCACCGTCGGGCTCGAGGCGCTCGCCCGCCAGCTCGACGACCTGACGCCGGTGATGCAGGAGATCGGAGCGTTCCTCGTGGCATCGACGAAGGAGCGGTTCCAGAAGGGCGAGACGCCGGAGGGCGCGAAGTGGGCGCCGAAGTCGCCGACGACGGTCGCGGCCTACGCCCGCCGCAAGGTCCGCCTCGATCCCCGACCGCTCTTCGGCGAGACGGGCATGCTGTCGAGCCAGATCGCCATGTTCGCCGGCCCCGCGTCGGTCGAGGTCGGCTCGAACCTCGTCTATGCGGCGGTGATGCAGTTCGGGGCGGGCAAGGGCGCCTTCGGGGCCGACCGGGCCGGCCACCCGATCCCGTGGGGCACCATTCCGGGCCGACCCTTCCTCGGCCTTTCGCCGGCCGACGCGCAGGGCATCCGCGACATCGTGGGCGAGTGGTTGCAGACTGCCGCCACGCCCGAGCCTTGACCGGCTGCGCCGCGGCGCGCAGGGTAAAGGCACCCCCAAACAGCCCGTAAACACAGGGCATCCGCACACGCTCGCGGATGTTTTGACGTGGGCAGGGCGGCGATAGTCGCCCCATGACCAAAGCTGCCCACATCCTTCCTCCGGTCCTGATGGCCGCCACCGCATTCCCTGCATGGGAAGGCGACGTGCCCGAATGGGTCCACCTGCTGCCGTCCGGCACCGTGGAGACGGCGGACGGCCGTGGTCCCTACACGGCCCCATCGTTGCAGGCGGTGATCGCCGCCTCGCCGGTCAAGGTGCCGATCGACGAAAACCATTCTATCGACATCGCCGCTCCGCTGGGTCTGCCGTCGCCCGCGCGCGGATACATCGTGGAGATGCAGGCCCGCGTCGATGGGATCTGGGGCCGCGTCGAGTGGACCGGAACCGGCCGCGCGCTGATGGCGGACCGGGCCTACTTCGGCATCTCGCCGGTGATCGTCCACGACAAGGCAAAGCGCGTGCTGTCGATCCAGCGGGCGTCGCTGACGAACCGTCCCAACCTTCGCGGCCTCGCCGCCCTCAACCAGGAGACCACGATGACGCTCATGGAGCGACTCGCCGAGCTGCTCGGCCTCGACGCGGCCGCGACCGAGGACCAGGTCCTCGCGGCCGTCTCGAAGATGAAGGAGACGCCCGGCACGGCGCTCCAGTCCGCGCTGACCGAGATCGGCACGGCGATGGGTGTGGCGGCCGATCAGGCGGCGATCCTCGCCGCGGCCCGTGCCCGCGCCGCCGGGACGGAGCAGATCACCGCCCTTCAGTCCGAGCTGGCGTCGGTCGCGACCGAGCTGCGCACGCTGAAGGAGGCGGGTGCCCAGGCACGGGCCGAAGCCTTCGTCGATGGCGAGATCAAGCGTGGCCGCGTCGGCGTGAAGCCGCTGCGCGACCACTACGTCGCCATGCACATGGCCGATCCGGCGCGCGTCGAGAAGGAGCTGGGCGCCCTGCCTGTCCTCGGCGGCACCGGCACGATCCAGACGGCCGCCCCCGTCCTGAAGGATGGCGAGATCGCGCTGAACGCCGACCAGGTCGCCGCCGCCCGCCTCATCGGCATCGACCCCAAGGCCTATGCGGAGACGCTGAAGGCTGAGGGCCGCACCCAGGAGATCCTCTGATGCCCCCGCTCAGCGCTGACCGGAACACCCCCGCGGCCCTTGGCGACCTCCGCCAGGGCGATGCCGCCGCCTCGACCGTCATCTATGCCGGCGCGCTCGTCATGCGCGACGCCTCGGGCAACATCACCAAGGGCGCGACCGCAACCGGCGGCATCGGCGCCGGCCGCGCCGAGGCGCGCGTCGACAACACCGGCGGCGCCGCCGGCGCGAAGAAGGTGGACTACCGCCCCGGCGTCTTCCGCTTCGCGAACTCGGGCTCCACGGACGCGATCACCAAGGCGGACATCGGCAAGGCCTGCTGGATCGTGGACGACCAGACCGTCGCGCGGACCTCGGCCACCAACACCCGCTCGCGCGCCGGCATCGTCGAGATGGTCGACGAGCTGGGCGTCTGGGTCCGCTTCGACGAGGGCCTGACCCGCGTCGCGACCCCCACCGCTTCCTGAGAGGACTGACCATGCTCATCAACGCCGCGAACCTCGAAGCCCTGCGCGTCGGCTTCAAGACCTCGTTCCAGGGCGGCCTTGGCCAGGCCTCCTCGCAGTATCTGCGCATCGCCACCGTCGTGAACTCGACCCAGAAGGAGCAGAAGTACGGCTGGCTGGGCAAGATCCCGAATGTCCGCGAGTGGATCGGCCCGCGCGTGGTGCAGAACCTCCAGGCCTCGGACTATGCGATCAAGGAGAAGGCGCTGGAACTCACCCTCGGCGTCGACCGCGACGACATCGAGACCGACAACCTCGGGATCTATGCGCCGCTCTTCACCGAGATGGGCTCCTCGACCGGCTCCACCTGGGACCGGCTGGTCTTCGCCGCGCTGAAGGCCGGGTTCACCACCAACTGCTACGACGGCCAGTTCTTCTTCGACACCGACCATCCCGTCATCGCTGAAGACGGCAACACCATCGTCAATGTGGCCAACACCGACGGCGGCTCCGGCACGCCGTGGTTCCTGCTCGACATCAATCGGGCGGTGAAGCCGATCATCCTGCAGAAGCGCAAGGACTTCGAGTTCGTTGCGAAGGACAAGCCCACCGACGACAACGTCTTCACCAACCGCGAGTTCGTGTACGGGGCCGATGCCCGCGCGAACGTGGGATACGGCTTCTGGCAGTTCGCCTGGGGCTCGAAGCAGACGCTGAGCGCCGCGAACTACGGCACGGCCCGCGCCGCGCTCACCGGAATGAAGGGCGACCACGGCCGGCCCCTCGGCCTGATGCCGAACCTTCTGGTGGTGCCGCCGTCGCTCGAAAGCGCCGCCCGCAAGATCCTGAACTCCGAGTACGGGCCGGGCGGCGAGACCAACGAGTGGAAGGGCACGGCCGAACTCCTCGTCTCGCCCTGGCTCGCCTGAGGCTGAGCGATGACCGCGCAGAAACCCACGGGCGCGCGCTCCTCCCGCGCGCGCTCCAAGCCCCCGGAAGCGGGGCAGGCCGGGGCGGCTGACGGCGCCGCCCCGCCGAATACCGAGGGCGCCAAAGACCTCCCCCAGGCGGACGCCGGACGGGACGAGGCGCCGATCACCGCCGCGGGTACGGACGCCGCGGCACCGGCGGGAGGGGAACCTGCGGCCCCTCCCGCCAACCGACCCGCCGCGACCCTTGTCGTGACGGGCCCCGCCCGGGGCCGCTGGCGCGCCGGCCGTCACTTCACGGCCGAGCCCACCACGATCCCGCACGATCAGCTGACCGAAGAGGATCTCGACCGGCTGCTCGACGATCCCGAGCTGACCGTGCACCCGGTGGCCGCCCCCTACTGAGACAGGCGCGTCGCCGGCAGCTGGCGCGTCTTGAGCCCCCGCAAGGGGCCTGCCCGGCGGCGGGAGACCGCCGCCGGGACCGACCTCCGAAAGGCCCCGCCCCATGACCTACGTCACCCTCTCCGATCTCACGGCGCGCTATGGCGAGAGCCTGCTCGTGTCGCTGACCGACCGCGGCGAGATCGCCCTCGGCACGATCCAGGCGGAGGTGGTGGACCGGGCGGTCGCCGACACGGGCGCGGTGATCGAGGGGTATCTCTCGGGGCGCTACGCGCTGCCCCTGGCCGCGCCGCAGCCGCTCCTGACCGATGTCGCGGTCGCCATCGCGGTCTGGAAGCTCCATACGTTCGCGCCCGATCCGAAGATCGAGGCCGACTACAAGGGGGCCATGGCGACCCTGCGCGAGATCGCCGCCGGCACGATCCGACTGGCCGCGGCGGGTGTCGAGGCGGCCGGGACCGGCACGTCCGGGGCGCTGGTCACGGACCGCGAGCGGCCCTTCACCGCCGAGAACCTCAAGGGGTTCATCTGATGATCGAGGGGGTGATCGTCCGGCTTGAGGAGCGGGTGCCCGACCTGCGGGGGCGCACGGCCGCCGCGGCGGATCTGGCGGCGCTGATGGCGGCCAACGCCCTGCCGCAGGCGCCGGTGGCGGCCCATGTCCTGCCGGTCGCGCTGCAGGGGGGCCGCGAGTCCTCCGCCACCGCACTCTTCATCCAGGACCTCGAGGAGGTGGTGGGCGTGCTTCTCACCTTCCGCGCGGTCGGCCGCACCGGCGGGCAGGAGCTGGCCCGGGTGCGCGACATCATCCGCCAGGTCGTCGAGGCCGTCGCGGGCTGGGGGCCGGACGAGGTGCCGGGCGTCTTCCGCCTCGCGCGCGGCGGCATGGTGCGGATGTCGGGCGGCACGCTCGTCTACCAGCTCGACTTCGCGATCACCGACCAGCTGAGGATCAGACCATGACCGATGTCCCGCTTCCCGGCTCGGGCGGCAGCTACCGCCGCGAGGCCGACGGCAGCCTGAAGGCCGCCGAACCACCCGCCGAGGCCGCCCCTGAAGCCCCCGTAAAACCCGCCGCAAAACGGCCCGTGAAGGAGGCCTGAAATGCCCGTCTTCTGGAAGAACAAGATCCTGCTGGCGAAGATCGAGACGGCCTACGGCACCGATGCGGCGCCCACGGGGGCGGCGAACGCGGTCCTCGCGACCGACGTCACGCTCTCGCCGATGGAGGGCAACGACGTCGCGCGCAACCTCGACCTGCCGTGGTTCGGCAGCCAGGGCTCGGTGGCGGTCGACCTGCACGCCAAGCTCTCGTTCAAGGTCGAGCTGGCGCCCTCGGGCACCAAGGGCACGCCGCCCGCCTGGGGGCCGCTGCTCAGGGCCTGCGGCATGGCCGAGGTGATCGTCGCCAACACCTCGGTGACCTACAATCCGATCTCCTCGGGCTTCGAGTCGCTCTCGCTGCATCTCTGGGTGGGTGCCACCCAGTACAAGCTGTCCGGCGCCCGCGGCACCTGCACGCTGCGCCTCGGGGCCTCGGCCATCCCCTATCTGGAGTTCGAGTTCACCGGCCTCTTCAGCCAGCCCGCCGAGGGCGCGCGCCCGACGCCGACGCTGACCAGTTGGAAGGCACCGCGGGTCGCGAGCACGCTCAACACGCCCACCTTCACCATCGCCGGCACCCCGATGGTGCTGCGCAGCTTTGCGCTCGCCATGGGCAATGCGATCGAGCCGCGCTTCCTGATCGGGTCCGAGGCGGTGCTGATCACCGACCACGCCGAGACGATCGAGGCCACGGTGGAGGCGGTGCCTCTGACCACCTTCAACCCCTACGCGCTGGCGGCGACCGGTTCGACCGTGGCGGTGTCGCTCGTCCACGGCACCACCGCCGGCGCCATCGCCACCATCGCCGCGCCCGCCGCCCAGATGCAGCGGCCCGCGGGGCTGGAGAACGCCCAGAACATCGTCGAATGGCCGCTGCGCCTCGTGCCGACCCCCACGGCCGGCAACGACCAGTGGACCCTTGCCCTCACCTGATCCGCCTCAAGGAGCTGCCATGTTCAAGATCGTCGCCGACCCCCGCTTCACCCATGTCGTCCCGGTCCTCGTGCCCGTGGACGGCGGTCACGTCGAGCAGACCTTCCGCGCGACCTTCCGCGTCCTGCCCACGACCGAGGCCGACCGGCACGAGCTGACCACCACGGCCGGGATGGATGCCTTCCTCCGGGCGATCGTCGTGGGCCTCGAGGACATCGAGGATGAGGAGGGGCGCCCGCTGCCCTACAGCGACGGGCTGCGCGACCGGGTGCTCGACCCGATCTACGTCAAGCTCGCCGTCCTGCGGGCCTACAACGCGGCCCTGGGCAAGGCCCGCGCGGGAAACTGACCTGGGCGGGGCGCGCCTGGGCCACAGGCGCGCTTGCCCGTCCTTCCGATGATGACGATGGGGCGATGGCCGATGCACGGCGCTGGGGGATGGATCTTGAGGACGCGCTCGACCGGGACGACCAGGGTGTCTGGCCCGAGCATGCCGCGGCCGTCGCGGCCTTCCTCGCCATCTCGACCCAGTGGCGCTGGGTGGGGTCCGGCATGGGCGGCGTGATGGCGATCGGGCTCGACTATGCCGGCGCGCAAGCGGGCCTCGCGCTGGCCGGGATCGAGGTCACGGCCGACCTCTGGCACGCGATCACGCTGATCGAGGCGGGGGCGCTTGCGGCCTTGAACGGAGGCGGGCCATGAGCCTGCGCCTCTCCCTCCTGATCGATGCGAACGCGAAGGGCGCGAAGACGGAGCTCGACGCGACGGCCGGCGCCGCGAAGAAGCTGACGACGCAGGTGGACCAGCTCGGCAAGGAGGCGGCCCGGACGCGGACCCAGCTGGGCGGCGTCCAGAACCAGACCGGCCCCCTCGGCCGGGGGATGGAGCTCTCGGCCGGCGCCGTGGGCAACCTCACGGCCCAGTTCAACGACATCGGCATGATGCTGATGGCCGGACAGAACCCGCTGATGCTGGCGGTGCAGCAGGGGACGCAGATCACCCAGGTGATCGGCCCGATGGGCGCGGCCGGCGCGGTGCGGGCCCTCGGCGCGGCCTTCATGAGCCTCCTGAGCCCGGTCAACCTGGTCACCCTCGGCGTGATCGCCGGCGGCGCGGCGCTGATCCAGTGGCTCACGTCCGCAGGGGGCGGGGCCAGGTCGTTCGAGGACGCCGTCGGGGCGCTGGAAAAGCAGGTGGATGCCTATACGGCGGCCAGCGGACGCGCCCGCAGTTCGACCGAGGAGCTGACGAAGAAGTTCGGGGCCCAGCAGGGCGCGATCCGGGCGCTGCTCGGGGATCTGGCGGAACTGGAGCGCCGCGAGACGCAGCGGGCGCTGCGGGAGAGTGCGCGCACCGCCTCGGGCGACGTGATGAGGAACCGGTGGCTGACGCTGGACTTCTCGGATCAGGCGACGACTGCGAAGTTCTTCGCCCTGGACACACAGGTTCACGGCGTCTGGAAACAGGTCAACGACCTGATCGGGGCGTTCGAGACCCTCGAGCAGGCGGCGACGCTCGACCAGCAGATCAAGGCCGCGGAAAACCTGAAGACCGCCTTCCTCGCGGCCGCTGCCGCATCGGGTGACATTTCGAGAGAGGAAGATGCCGTCCTGCGCCAGATCATCCAGATGATCGAGCAGATGCGCAGCTTCGAGGCGGAGCAGGCCCGTGCCTTCTTCACGAGCAGCGGCCTGGCCGACATCATGGCCACCATTCGGGCGGAGCTGTCCTTGGCGGCGGGATCGAACCTTGCCAGGGTCTTCATCGACGCGAATGGTCCTGCCGAAATGCTCCTGTTCAAGGCCAACGCGATCCGGGCTGCCCTCGCTGGGGCCGCCAGGGAACTGCAGGACATCGAAGGCGACGCGGTCATGTCGCCGCCCGAGCCGCCCCGGATCGACGGCAGGCCCGGCGAGCAAGGGTTCGGCAATCCCTATGCTGGAGAGGGTGGCGCTGGTCCAGGTTCATCGCCTCGCCCGCGAGGCGCGACGATCGACTCCTATGATCGCTTTCTGGCCGCTCAGGAAGCGGCTGCCCGGGCGGCTGCGCGCGCCGGCCGCGGGGGCGGGGTCTCGGCCATCGAGAAGCAGCGCAAGGCGCTCGACGAGCTGCTGCGGCAGGAGCAGCTTGCCCTCGACCTCGCGCGCGAGAGCGATCCGCTCCAGAAGGAGATGATCCGCAACCGCGATGTGCTGGCCGCCGCCACGGATGCCGAGCGCGCCAAGGTCGAGCAGATGATCGGCGCCAGGCTGCGTGAGATCGAGGTCGCGAAAGCCCTCAGCGATGAGTACGAGTTCCTCGGCCAATCGTCGCTTGACGCCCTGAACGGCATGATCGTCCAGGGCAAGTCCGCCTCCGACGTCATCGCCAGTCTGGCAAGCTCCCTCGCCTCGGCCGCGCTCCAGTCGATGTGGCTCGGCAGCGGTCCGCTGTCTGCCATCTTCGGAACGGCAGGAAGCGGCGGTCTCTTCGGGAGTCTGTATTCGGCGGTGCGCCGCTCGGGAGGTGGTCCGGTCTCGGGCCCCGGCACCGGCACCTCGGACAGCATCGCCGCCTGGCTCTCGAACGGCGAGTTCGTGATCAACGCGGCCTCGACCGCCGCCTGGCGGCCGGTTCTCGAGGCAATCAACGCCGACCGGTCCGGGTCGCTCCTGCGCCAGGCCCCCCGCTTCGCGGCCGGCGGCATGGTCGGCGGTGCCCGTGCCGCGGCGCTTGCCCGGGGCGCGGCGGCCGAGCAGCGCCTCGTGGTCGATCTGCGGCTGTCGCAGGATCTCGACGCCCGGATCGAGAGCCGCTCTTCCGAGGTCGCCCTCAACACGGTGCGGGCCGGCCTCGACCAGTTCAACCGCAACGTCCTGCCGGGCCGCGTCCAGCAGATCAACGCCGACCCGAGGAAGAAGGCCTGATGCCGCTCGCGTTCCCCCTCACGCTCGCGCAGTTCATGGACCTGCTGCCGGTGTCGGTCCTGACCTTCGACTGCCCCGAGCAGGTCTTCACCTCGCGCACCGCGGGCGGCGAGATCCTCAGCGCCGACATCGGCCCGCGCCTCTGGCAGGGCACGATCGAGCTGGGGCGGATGACGCCCGAGGAGGCCGCGTCCGTCCTGCCGCTGATCCGGCTCGCGCGCGGGGCGGGGGCGAGCTTCCTCGTGCGCGACCTCTCGCGGCCGGGCCCGCGCCTCGATCCGAAGGGGCTGATCCTCGGCGCGGCTGCCGTGAAGATCGCGTCGGTCGCGGCGAACGCCCGCGAGATCGCGCTGAAGGGCCTGCCCGCGAACTATGCGCTCTCGGCCGGTGATCTGCTGCGCTTCGGCTACGGCTCCTCGCCGGTGCGCCACGCGCTCCACGAGCTGGTGGCGCCGGTCACCGCGAGCGCCTCCGGGGTCACCGGGCTCGTCGAGGTGGTGCCCCCGATCCGGCCGGGCGCGGTCGCGGATGCGGCCGTCACGCTGGTGAAGCCCTCCTGCAAGGCGGTGATCGTGCCCGGCAGCTACCAGCCCGGCACGCCCCGGCGCGGGCTGGTCGAGGGCGTGGGCTTTCAGTTCATGCAGACCCTGAGGTGATCGGATGAGGGATCTCGGCACGGCCGTCGCCACGCTTCTCGCCACCCGGGCCGGCATCCGGGCCCGGCTGCTCGTCTGGATTGCGGCGCGCAACCGGGCGACCGGAACCACCGAGACGCTGGGGCTCTGGAACGGCGAGGACCATGCGGTGCTGACGGTCGAGGGCGCGGCCCGGACCTACTACGGCGCGGGCGGGCTGCTCGCGATCGAGCCGGTCGTCACGCAGGTGGGGGTGCAGGTCCGCACCCACCGCGTGAGCCTGTCGCCCGCGGCCCCCGAGGTGCTGCAGGCGATCATGGGCTATGACGTCCGCCTCGCGCCGGTCGAGATCCACCGGGGCCTCTTCGATGCGGCCGGGGCGCCGGTCTCGCCCCCGCACCGCGTGTTCAAGGGCACGGTGGACGGGGTGGAGCTGCCGACGCCGGCGGCGGGCAGCGAGGGCACCGTGAGCCTGACGCTGGCGAGCACCGCGCGGGCGCTGACCCGGGCGCTGCCGACGCGCTACAGCGACGCCTCCATGCAGCTGCGTTCGGGCGACCGGATGTTCCGCTACGCCGACGTCTCGGGCTCGGTGCCGGTCTACTGGGGCGAGAAGAAGGCGGGAGCGGCCAACAGCTTTCCTGGCTTCGGCTCCATTCCCCGGGGGAGGGATCCCAAATGACCCGGCTGCCCGACTGGCGCCCGCGCCTCGTGAGCTTCGTGGCCGAGGCCGCCCGCCGACCCTTCGCATGGGGACAGCACGACTGCGGGCTCTTCGTGGGCGGGGCGGTGGAGGCGATGACGGGCGAGGATCCCGCGGCCGGCTGGAGGGGGCGTTACACCTCCTTTGAACGGGGGCTTTTGCTGGTCCGCCGCGAGGGCTTCGAGGATCACGTCGGCTGGTATGCCGCCCGCTTCCCCGAGATCCCGCCGCTGATGGCGCAGGTCGGTGACATCGCCGTGGCCGAGGGCGACGGGGGGCGGCCGGCGCTCGGGATCGTGCAGGGGGAGGGGATCTATGTCCTGCAGCCCGCAGGCCTTGCGGTGCTGCCGCTGACGCGGGCGCGGAGGGCGTTCCGGGTATGAAGCGGCTCTCCCTCGCGCTCCTGCTGCTCGTCGCGCTCGCCGCGCCCGCCCATGCCGGCCCGGTGGCCGCCGCCGTCGGCATGGTCTTCACCGCCATATCGCAGTTTGCGGCCTCGAGCCTGCTGGCCGGCTTCCTCGTCCAGACCGCCTTCTCGGTCGGCCTGTCGATGCTGGCCCGCGCGCTGGGTCCGAAGGTCCGCGAGCCCGGCATCAAGACGCAGGTCACGCAGACCGGCGGGGACACGCCCCAGTCCTTCGTGCTCGGCTGGTCCGCGACCGGCGGGCAGCTGATCGCGCCGCCGATGAGCCACGGGGACAAGAACAGGTACCTCGTCTATGTCGTGGCCCTGGGCGCCATTCCCGGCCAGACGCTGACCCGGCTGATCGTCAACGACGAGGTGGTGCCGATCTCCGCCACGCCGGACGCGGACGGGCTGCGGCCCGTGACCGGCTCCTTCGCCGGCTACGTCCGGGTGCGGATCCACGACGGCAGCCAGACCGCGGCCGATCCCTACCTGCGGTCGAAGTTCGGCGCCGACCCCGACCGGCCCTGGTCGGAGGACATGATCGGCCGCGGCGTCCCCTATGCGATCGTGGAGTTCAAGCACAAGCGCGAGGTCTTCAACAACCTGCCGTCCGTGCGGTGCGAGATCCAAGGCATCCCGCTTTACGATCCCCGCAAGGACAGCAGCGCCGGTGGCTCCGGCAGCCAGCGGTGGGCAAGCCCCGCGACCTGGACGCCGACCACGAACCCGATCGTGATGGTCTACAACATCATGCGGGGCATCCGGCTGCCCGACGGCAACAGCTGGGGCGGGGAATGCGCGGCCGGGGATCTGCCGCTGGCCTCCTGGGCCGCCGCGATGAACGAGTGCGACGTGGTGCCTGCCGGCGCCACCGCCGCCCAGTATCGCGCCGGACTGGAGATCTCGGTCGAGGAGGAGCCGGCCGATGTGATCGAGGAGCTCCTGAAGGCCTGCTCGGGGCAGATCGTTGACGTGGGCGGGACCTGGAAAGTGCGCGTGGGCGGGCCGGGCCTGCCCGTCCTCTTCATCACCGACGAGGATGTGCTGGCCGATCAGGACCAGGTGCTCGAGCCGTTTCCGGGCCTCTCCGACACCTGGAACGGGGTGCATGCGGCCTATCCCGAGCCCGACAGCCTCTGGGAGGTGAAGGACGCGCCGCCCCGCTACAACGCCGCCTTCGAGGCGGCCGACGGCGGGCGCCGGCTGGTGGCCGACCTGCGCCTGCCCGCGGTGCCCTACCGGGCGCAGGTGCAGCAGCTGATGGAGGGCTGGATCCGCGAGGAGCGCCGGTTCCTCCGGCACCGGCTGGTGCTGCCCCCGGAGGCTGCCGTACTGGAGCCGCTCGATGCGATCGGCTGGAGTTCGAGCCGGCATGGCTATGCCGCCAAGAGCTTCGAGATCTTCGAGATGTCCGACGATCTCATGACCCTGTCGCAGTCGGTGGGCCTGCGCGAGCGCGACGCGGGCGACTACAACTGGACCGCCTCCGACCTGCTGCCCTCGCCGATCGCGGCGCCCGGCGTCAGCGCGCCGCCGCCGATCACGGTGCCGGCCTTTGCGGCCAGCGCCACGGTGATCCGGAACGCCTCCGGGGTGGCGACGCGGCCCGCGATCCTCATGACCTGGACCGGGCAGGAGGCGGAGGACGCGCGGGGCCTGCAGTGGGAGGTCCGGGTGCAGGCGACGGCCGAGACGGTTGCGGCGGGCGCGGTCCTCGCGGTCGAGTCGGGCCGGGCGCTCGTGACGGAGGGCATCCTGCCGGAAACGGCCTACGACGTTCGCGCGCAGCTGGTTTCGGAGCGCGCGACGGTCTGGAGCGGCTGGATCAGCGTCACGACGCCGCCGGTGGACTATCTCGATTCCGCGCTCGCCGCGCGGCTGGCCGAACTCGACGCCTTGGCCGAGGCCGCCGCCGATCAGGCGCAGGACGCGGCGCTGGCGGCCCAAGGGGTGCGCGAGGATCATGACGCGCTGGTGGCGGGGTTCGTCGGGACGCTGACGGATGCCTTCGCGGGTGTGGATGGGCAGATTGCGACGATCACGGCCAATGTAAACGAGATCTTCGACGGTGACACCGGGCAGGTCAAAGCCTCGGCTCTCAGCGGCTATTACTCGAAGGCCGCCACGGACACTGCTATCGCGGCGGCCCGGACCGCGCTGTCCGGGCAGATCACCAGCGGCGACACCGCGCTGCAGGGCCAGATCACCAGCATCCTCGGCCTCACCATCAACCCGTCGAGCGCGCTGGCGACCGCGCTGACGAGCCTGCAGAGCACGGTGGGGTCGCAGTCGGCGTCCATCTCGGCGCAGGGCACCGCCCTTGCGACGCTGCAGGGCAATGCCAGCGCCTCCTACGTCTTTCGCGTCAAGGCTGGAACCGCGGGCGCAGGGCTTGAGCTTGTTGCCGCCACGAACCCGAATGGCCCGGTCTCGGTGGCGCGCATCTCGGCGACCGACATCCTGCTCGACGGTTCGGTTACGATGCCGCAGCTCGCCGTGACTGACTTCAGCGGCAACCTGATCATCAACGGGAGCATGCCCTACGGCGACACCCGCGGGTGGACGAGCATGTCGAGCTACCACACGGTGGCTGCGCGGGACACCGAGTCCAGCATGAACGCGCTGAGGACCGCCCCGACGCCACATGTCTTGCGTCTCGATGCTTATGACCCATCAACCACCTATACGATCCTGGCGGATTTCCCTTGCAGCGCTGGTGACAGGTTTTCTGTCTCTTACGCCTATGCGGGTGGCGGGACCGGCGTGAATGCCGGTATCGGTCTTCAGTTCCTTTTCTACGGCGAGGGTGGGGAATACATCGGCGCCATCAACCGGGCGGTTACGGTTACAGGCACCATCTGGCAAAATTACACGGCGAGCGTGGCCCCTGCCAGTGCGGTGAGCCGATGCCGGATCCGCGCCTACAGGTCAGCCGGTGGGGTTGGGGTCGGCTTCCTCACCAACATGGAGGTCATCCGGCAGCGGTCCGGCGTCACCCTCCTCACGCCAAACAGCGTGACCACGGCACTGGTCAACACCGAGGACTTCGCCGCCAGCGGTCTCGCCGTCTTCGGTGGGGAGCTGCGGTCGGACAACTACAACGCCGCGACGGGCACCGGCTGGCAGCTCACCAAGGCTGGTGGGCTGGTCGTCCCGAACGCCTCGATCGACAACGCCAAGATCGGAAGCGAGATCAGGTCCAACAACTTCGTGGCGGGCTCGTCCGGCTGGCGCATCCAGAAGAACGGCACGGCCGAGTTCGACAGCGTGATCATCCGTCGGCAGATGCGCGTGGCGACAGGCACGTTCTCGATAGACTGGACCCGGCCGGGTGTTGCTTCGACAGGCGACTGGGACAGAGGCGGGGAGATTGATACTGGCCACCCGGCTCCTCTGTGGAGCGAGTTGAAGAAGGTCTACATCGCAACGCTCGGCCTGACGAACGATGCCGTGGCTACTGCTGACTTCCCTGAGATTGTGGATCAAGTCTGGTGGGACTGGAACGCAGACACGATCATCAACCGCACGACCTGGTTCGGCGGTGCCACGATCCGGTTCAAGTGGGCATTCAGAGGTGACCAATACCTGAGACGGATCCAGGGCGTCGTCCGCTGGTCTCTCTACGAGGTGACGTAATGACAGGACGGATCGTATCCGCCCGGCGGACTGCCGATGGCATCATGCTGCACCGGATCGTCCCCAGTGAGGTCGAGGGCGAGGTAACCATGCGCCTGATCGAGGTTCTGCCAGATGACGCCGATTGGCTGGAGGCGGTGGCCGCCCTGCCGCCCGATGATGTCGCGCCCATCGAGCCTGCGCCGCCGGCCCTTGAAGCCCTGAAGGCGCAGGCCGTCTGGGGCATCAATCAGGTCGTGGGTGAAGTGCGCAAGCGCTACATCACCCCGATCCTGGGGCAGGAGGCGCTCTACGTCAAAAAGGAGCAGCAGGCCCGGGAGTGGGTTGCCGCCGAGGCCCCGCAGATCGAGGACTACAAGATGATCGCGAGGGAGGTGGGCGTGACCGCCCCCACAGCGGACGAGCTGGCTCAGATCTGGTTGAACATGGCGGCGATTACCGAGGAGGCCGTGAGCCGGCTCGAGAACATTCGCATGACCGCGATCTACGCCATCAGGTCCGCAGCCGGCGCCGCGGATGTCGAAGCTGCGAAGGCGGCCGCGTTCGCGACCATCGCGGGACTCAACGAGCTGACTTCGGAGGTGACTGAATGACCTGCCTCGTAACCGGAACCCTGCGCAATCTCTCTGGCGAGGTTCTGCCCATGGCGACGGTTCGTTTCGAGCGGCAGAGCGTGTTTGGCCAGGGCGGCAGCGTCGTCGTGCCGGCCGCGGTGGAGGCGACGTCGGACGATTCCGGCGTGATCTCGATCGCCCTGCTGCCGGGTACCTACCGAACCACAGTGCTGTTCCTGGGCCGGCGGGAGCATTTCGCGGTGGGGGTGCCCGCCGCGGCCGAGGCCGACTTTGCGGACCTGATCCGGCAGATGCCGGACCTGACCCCTTCTGTCCTGGAAGAGTGCCGCTCAGCCCGGGCGGCATCAGCGGGCTCCGCCGTGGATGCCGCCGGCTCTGCACGCGCGGCCGCGGACTCGGCCTTGGCCGCCAGCGGATCGGCCGGCGCTGCCGCCGGGTCTGCGGGCGCCGCTGCCACCTCGGCCAGCAATGCCGCGGGATCTGCCGAGGCGGCAGCCGGGTCCGCATCGGCGGCAGGTACGTCCGCTGGTCAAGCAGCGGGATCGGCTCAAGCGGCTGCCGGCTCGGCCGAGGATGCCGCTGGCTCTGCGCGCGCCGCCGCGGACTCGGCCTCTGCGGCCAGCGGATCGGCCGGCGCTGCCGCCGGCTCTGCCTCCGCCGCTGCCACCTCGGCTGGCAATGCCGCGGGATCGGCCGAAGCGGCAGCCGGGTCCGCATCGGCGGCAGGTGCGTCCGCTGGTCAAGCGGCGGGATCGGCTCAAGCAGCTGCAGGCTCCGCCGAGGGAGCCGCTGGCTCTGAGCGCGCCGCTGCTGACTCGGCCTCGGCCGCCAGCGGATCGGCCGGCGCTGCCGCCGGGTCTGCGGGCGCCGCCGCCACCTCGGCTGGCAATGCCGCCGGCTCGGCCGAGGAGGCACGGGAGGCCGCGTCCGAGGCTGAGGGGCACGCGCGGGATGCCCTGACCGCCAGCGCCTCGGCCGAGCTGGGCGGGGCCACCGGCACGTTGTCGGCGGCGCTGGGGCAGATGTGGCGCGAGGTGGAGCGGCTATCCATCGCGCAGGAGTCGGATGCGGCGACGACGCTCGCCCTCTTCCAGCTCCTCTCGCTGGTGGGCCAGCTTTCGGGGCAGGTCAACGGGGGCCGCGTCTCTCTCGCGGGCGGCACGCTCGCCGACCCGGCCCTCCGTATCGGGACGGTCGGCATCTACAGCGCGGCCGCCAACACGCTGTCCGTCGCAATCTCCGGCATCGAGCGGCTCCGCGTCACAGCCGCCGGCATCACCGTCTACGGCACCGTCACCACCGCTTGAGGTCCAGAATGGGATACAAATTGCACCACCAGCCCATCGCCGGCGAGAGCTACCGCCGCTGTCACCAAATCATCATCGACAACCCGCTCGACCGCGCGCCCGCGATCACCTTCGGGCAGGAGACCATCATCGGCACGGGTGCCGGCGAGGTGCTGCATGTGCCGATGGCGCCGATCTCGCTGGCGTTCGATCCGGCCGTCGAGATCCCGATCGTCGATCCACAGACCGGCCAGCCGACCGGCGCGACCATCAGTCAGGCCGAGGTCTATGCCTTGATCTATTCCGCTTACATCGCCGCCGCGGAAGGCGGTGCGGCCCCGTCCACCGAGGAGACCGCCTGATGGCCGTGAGTGTCGATATCAAGTCGGATCTGCGCCAGCAGATCGAGACCGCATCCCAAGGCCAGATGACCGTGCGATTCACAGCCAAGGGGCAGCCGAGCTACTTCTACCGGCTGCGCAAGTTCGCGGTGGAAACGCTCGACCCGAGCCTCGGGACCGGCACGCACCCGGCCTTCATAGTCGGCGGTGTCGAGAAGGACGAGATCCTGATCGGCGTCCATCAGGCGGCCGAGGTGGCCGGCGAGATGGTGAGCCAGGCGGGCTATGTGCCGCGTGCCGGCATCAACCACGATGCGGCCGTGACGCTGGCCCGCAACACCGGCCCCGGCTTCTGCGTCGCCACGAACGCGATGTATGCCGCTCTCGCCCTGCAGTGCCGCGCCGCCTACCGCTACCCGCGGGGCAACAACGCCTATGGGGTCGCGACGGGCGCCCCGGACGAGTGGGGCGTGAACGACGCCGGCCTGCCGACATCCGGCGGTCAGGCCGCCGGCAACACGGTGATCCGCGCGGGATCTGGTCCGGTTGCCTGGAACCACCCGCCGAATCCGTGGGGCATCCAGAACCTGAACGGCAACGTGTGGGAATGGTCGCCCGGGATGCGCCACGTCGACGGCGAGATCCAGATCATCCCGGACAACGACGCCGTTCTGGCGCTGGCAGACCTCTCGGCAACCTCGTCCGCCTGGCGCGCGATCGACGCGGCCACCGGCAATCTCGTGGCGCCGGGCAGTGCCGGCACCGTGAAATACGCCACAGCCGGAACGGCCGAGGGCACACTGGTCCGCGCGTCCGGCCAGAGCTTCGCAGGCATGGTGTCCTACGGCGTCTCGGAGGCGGCGCTTCGGCGGCTGAAGGTTCTCGGCCTCTTCCCGCCAGGCGCGCCGATGGGGGGGGATCGGTTCGATATCAACCTCGCGGGAGAGCGGATGCCGATCCGCGGAGGCAACTGGGCCAACGGTGCCTCGGCGGGTGTGTGGGCGCTGGGCGCGACCTACGCGCGGTCGATCGCGAACACGAGCCTCGGGTTTCGCCCCGCTTTCGTGATCTGAAATCTGCCGACCTGATATCTGAGGTCCGCGCGATAGCGCGGGCCTGACAACCGAAGAGGCCGAGGGCGTGGAAGACCTGAAGATCCGGCGGAAGTGCGAAGAGATGATTGCCTACGGCTACGTCGCGCTCCGCCAGTTCCCGAAGTTCGAGCGGCATGTGCTGGCCGCCGAGATCCGGGGCTCGATGTGGGGCGTGTTGCGGCTGATCGTGGTCTGCAACAAGCGCTACCACAAGAAGACCACGATGCAGGATCTGGATGCCGAGCTGGACCTCCTCCGGTCGCAGGTCAGGACCGCCTTCGCGCTCCAGTATATCGACCTGAAGAAGTATGAGACCTGGTCGCGTCATATCGACGAGATCGGGCGGATGATCGGCGGCTGGTTCAAGTCGCTGAGCAGGGGTGCGGGTGATGCATGAGCGGATGCCGATCCGCGGAGGCAACTGGAACAACGGTGCCTCGGCGGGTGTGTGGGCGCTGAACGCGAACAACGCGCGGTCGAACGCGAACACGAACATCGGGTTTCGCCCCGCTTCCGGGGACAGTCAGATAGCCGGGGCTCACGGGCCACGGTGCAGCACACCCTCGAAAGGACCCGCAGTCCTCGGCCAAGTGCCGAAAAACCTGAACAGGCCGGGGCGTCGCAGTAGCCTCGCGGCGACCCCTCGTCCCGGCCGCCCCCTTCAATCACATTCGGCGGCGCTCTGATGGCGAAGACCTACAACCACCTCTGGCCCCAAATCATCGCATTCGAGACGCTGGTCGAGGCCTGGGCGCGCACGTCGAAGGGTCGCCACCGGCAGCGCGACGTGATCGCCTTCGAGGCCGACCTCGAGCCGAACCTCTTCGCGATCCAGGAGAGCCTGATCCAGAAGACCTATCGCACCGGCCCCTACCATCGCTTCTTCGTCTACGAGCCGAAGAAGCGCGAGATCGCCTCGCTCCCGCTGAAGGACCGCGTGGTGCAGCACGCCCTGGTGAGCGTGATCGAGCCGATCTTCGAGGCCCGCTTCATCGACCAGAGCTTCGCCTGCCGCGTCGGCAAGGGCGCTCACAAGGGCGCGGACACGGTTCAGCGATACATGCGCGAGGTGCTCCGCGAGCAGGGGCAGGTCTTCGCGCTCAAGGCCGACATCTCGAAATACTTCCCGTCCGTCTGCCACGACGCCCTGCGGCGCATCATCCGCCGGCGGATCGCCTGCCCGGACACGCTCTGGCTCATCGACAGCATCCTCGAGAGCTCGGCCGAGCCGGGCGCCCTGACCCCGCGCGGCATCCCGATCGGCAATCTCACGAGCCAGATGTTCGCCAACATCTACCTGCACGAGCTCGACCACTTCGTGAAGCACACCCTGCGCGAGCGCCGCTACGTCCGTTACATGGACGACTTCGCCGTGATCCATCACGACAAGGCGCACCTGCACGAGGTCCGCCGGGCCTGCGAGGACTTCCTGTGGGCCGAGCTGGGCCTGCGGACGAACGCCAAGACGCAGGTCTTCCCGATAGGCGAGCCCGGCCGCGCGCTCGACTTCCTGGGCTACCGGATCTGGCCGACGCACCGCGCCCTGCGGAAGGACAGCGTGAACCGCATGAAGCGGAAGATGCGCCGGATGGCCTCGCTCTATCACCGCGGCGAGATTACCTGGGACGACATCGACCCGGTCATCATGTCCTGGATCGGCCATGCCCGCCACGCGGACACCTACAATCTGCGGACCAAGGTGCTGGGAGGGGTAGCCTTCGTGCCGCCGCCTCTGCATGTGGCCGCCGAGCGCCGGGCCAACAGCGGGCATTTAAGGCCGGTTTAA